GAATGCAGTATCAAAATTAAATACTCCATTAGATACAGGAAATAAAATTCCTACAACTGTTGATACTAGAGCGGATGCTGATACAGTTATTAAAACTATGGATCAAGCAAAACGAGAGGCTTCACAAGCACCTGGAGTCCCACAGTCTCCATTTACACAAACAGGCAAGAAACATCAACCATTAGATGCATATCTTCATAATTTATTTGGAGAAATTGCAGGTATATTTGGCGATACATTTGAGGCATTAAAAGATGCAGTAGGTGGCACTGCTATTACTACAGGAAATAATACAGGTTCTGCACCATCTTCATCAGATACTACGCCACCAAAAACAACTACAACAATTTCAAGTGATGCTTGGAGACAATGGCAAGGTACTTTTTCAAATGATTTATTAGCATTAAAAAGAGATATAAAATCTTTAAAAGTTACAATAAATCGTTCAGTAACATTTGGTACATTCTCTACAGAAGATTTAAAGAAACAAGCGATTATATTATCTGAACAACTTACAGATAATGAAACTGCGGTTACGGCTGAATTAAAAAGTGCAAACTCTCAATTAGTTTATGAATCTGAAGGAAACAAACTAAGAATTCAAACAAGAGAAGATGAGAAGATGGCATTGTTTAACAGTAAAGTTGGACCACATACTCAAAGACTAATATCACGTGTAACAAGAGAACTACAACAAGCAAGAAGTAGTTGGAATTCAATAGATGAAAACGTGTTTTATACTGACTAAATTGATAAATACAATTAGGAGTTAAAAAATGCGTGTAGAAGAAATCATTAAATCAGTAGAAGAAGGTATAAACGACCCTCACATTTTTAAAGCAGTGTTTATGGCAGGCGGACCTGGTTCTGGCAAGTCATTTGTTGCTGATAAAATGCTTAAAGGTACTGGTTTAAAAATGGTAAACTCAGACCAAGTCTTTGAACTTATTATGAACAAAGACGGTATCGAAATGACTCCAGATAATGTTGGCAGTGATGCAGGACAAGAAAGACGAGAAAAAGCAAAAACTCTTACAATTAAAAGAAAAGATATTTTCTTAGACGGAAAACTTGGTGTTGTTATTGATGGCACTGGTAAAGATGTTATGAAAATTGGTAAGATTAAAGAACGTCTTGAAAATCTAGGTTATGATAGTATGATGCTTTTTGTTAATACTAGTTTAGATGTTGCATTACAAAGAAATGAGAAAAGAGATAGAAGTGTACCAGAAGATATGGTAAAAGATATGTGGAAACAGGTACAAGACAATATTATGAAATTTCAACAAATGTTTGGTGCTCCAAACTTCTATGTTGTTGATAACTCAGGTGGACTAGAAGATCCAAATAGACAAAAGAACTTTGCTAAAGTAGATAGAGCGATTGATAAATTCTTAGTTCAACCGCCAACAAAACGTGTTGCTAGACAATGGATTCAAGCAAATACGAAAACTTACGATCCAAAATAATCATTGACATTGACGAATAAATACTGTATTCTTATAGAAAGAATATAGGTGACTAGTGGATACATTTTTAGATTACAGAAAAGACATTGATTTAGACTTTTTAAAAACAACACACGTACATTATTGTACGCCTTGTTACGGAGGTCAAATAAGCGAACCTTATTTTCGTAGTTGGAGTAAAGCACATATGATGTTTACTAAACACGAAATTCCATATTCAATTACAACATCAGCAAACGAATCTTTAGTATCAAGAGCAAGATGTCATATGGTTGCTTATATGATGGCAAATCCAAAAGCAACTCATTTGATGTTTATTGATGCAGATATAAATTTTGATGCACTTGATATTTTACATATGTTACAACACGACAAAGATATCATCATTGGAGGTTATCCAAAGAAAGATTTAGATTGGCGTGGTATCGAAAGAAAAGTTATGCAAGGTAAAGCAAAAAATATAGAAGAACTAAAAGAGGCAGGTTCTAATTATGCATTAAACTTTGATTGGGATATAGAAGAAGAAACAAATAAAAGAACATTGAAAGTAAAAGATGGTTTAGTAAAATTACGTGATGCGGCCACAGGTTTTATGTTAATCAAACGTTCAGTATTTGAAAGAATGATTACTGCATATCCTGATTTATATTTTGAAAATGATTTAAATTTAGATGAAAACTTTGCAAAGTGGACTTATTTGTTTTTTGATGTAATGCACGAAAAAGAAACTAAGAGATATTTAAGTGAAGACTACGCATTCTGTAGAAGATGGCAGGCTATTGGTGGTGAGGTTTGGCTAGACCCTCTTGTTAATCTAGACCATATCGGACATTTTCATTTTAAAGGAAATATAAACAGAATCTTTTATAACAAATAAAAAGCCGACCTAAGCCGGCTCTTTATTACTCACCGTTTATAAATTTAAGTTCTTCATCTGTGTAAGGCCACATAATTCACTTCCTCTTTTCGTTTACTTTTTTTATCGAGGATGCCTCTACCGACATCATCTGAAATTAAAATAGTTGTCGTTAAAAAGACTGCCAAAATTCTGACGAACTTAGGCAACCTCCTTGCCACACATTAAATGTTTGGCTTCTTTGTGATAGCCTTGTCTTGCTAATTCACTTGCCGCTCTCATACGGCCAATATGTTCAAACCACGATACAAGTCTTTTATACATAAATTAAACCCACCCTCTCAGATTTGGGTTAATTGTTCCGTAAGTAATTCTTTTTTGTCTCTGTTCTAAATCAACCAAATCTACTGAATTAGATAGATATACTTCAATAGGGTCTTTTCTTTCCCAACCCCATTTAAACGTAAATAATTTTTTAATAAAGTTCATTATTAGTTCTCCTATTAGTTTTCTTTATAGTATGTTGGTGCTTTACCTGTTAAGCACATTTGCTCGTAAGCATATTTCCAATCTTTTTTATATTCTGTTTTTGCCCAGACCATATACTCCCTGTGGCTAACCTTATGGTTATCCATAAAGAAGTTTAGTAGGGCATCGAAAAAATTCGTTACCATTCTTAACTCCGTTCTCTAAAATGTAGATGCTTAAGGATAGCAATACCCCGGTCTCTCCCGGCGCCGCTCTTGTAAGGCATGGGTTATGCCACGGTCTTTCCCTGTCGCCAACACAATGTAAACTTTGGAGAAGTTTAGCAAATTGCGTCCACTTTTATTTATACTAAATATGACTGAAAAACGTCAGAAATACTGTCTTTTTTCGACAATCCCGGTATGTGGAAAATGCAAGGCTAAGTCATACAATGTATAACGATAGAACATACCTAAATTAACTATTGATTTTGTCTTTCGAATATGATATTATAGATAGAACAGTAGGAGAATATATGAATTGGAAACAAAAAATAATAGATCCAAAAGATAAAACTAATGCTATCAACTCAAGTTGGTTGAATTTAGGTAATCATATTTTGATAGCAGGGTTTATTGGTTTCATTGTTTTTGTAATAATGGCTAGTTACTAAGGAGAAAATATGTCAGAATTCAAAGTAGTCAAATGTGCAAAGTACGGAAAAGAAATGCCTGCACTTGATAAAGCACCCTTTCCAGGAGAGGAAGGAAAAAGAATATTAGAGAATATCTCGGCAGATGCTTGGCACGAATGGTTGAATTTTCAAACAATTCTTATCAACGAGAATAGACTAAATTTGATGAATGCAGATGCTAGAAAATTCTTAGCAGAAAAAAGAGAAGTTTTCTTATTTCAACCTGGTGAATTAGCAATGCCTTCAGCATACACCCCTCCAGTACCTAAATTTGATTAAGGAAAGTATTAATGGAACTCTTTGTCAAAACTCATCTCAGTGGTGATAAACTAAATAGTAATGGTACAGTAAGAGGTGCAGAACTATTTGAATATGCAGATGTGGCAGGATATACTTTCTGTAATGAAAAGTTTTTGCTACATAGACCAGACTTAATGGTTGCAACTAATAATGCTGATTTTAAATTTCTCAGCCCTGCGTATGCGTATGGGTTTGTTGAAGTTTTTGCAGAAGTAGGAGAAGTAACTCCTGCAAGAATAGATGTAAGAATTAAGATGATGGTAAGAGATAATAAAGATAGTGAATGGAGAGATTGTCTCAGAGGAACATTTAGTTTTACTGTGATTAGTAGAGAAACAAGAAAGATACATAGGTTGACGAAAGAGGAAATGTATGAAATTAAAAGGTAACGTTTTAGTAACTGGAGGCGCAGGATATATAGGTGTCGAGTTAGTTAATCAGTTATTAGAATTTGGTTACGGTGTTACTGTACTTGATAAAAAAGATTATCAGTTATTTAACAAAGGCGTAAGATACATACAAGGTGATTTACAAAACGCCGCAAGATGCGTGATGGCTTGTGCCAATCAAGATTACGTAGTTCATCTTGGCGGTAAACCTCGTATACCAGAAAGTTTCGTTAATCCAGATGCATACTTTGACGATAATGTTGTTGGTACAAGAAATATACTAACAGCCGCATCGGCAGTTGGTGTATCTAAATTTATTTTTGCAAGTAGTAGTTCAGTGTATGGAAATAATCCTACTCCACATAAACCATATCATAAACCTGATCCATTAAACTATTATGCAATGACAAAATTATTTGGTGAACATCTTTGTAAACAATATAAGAATATGTTTGATTTGAATTATAATATCTTGCGTTTCTTTACAGTTTACTCAGTAAATCAACCAAGTGATAATGAGGGCGGTCTAATGATTGGTAAGTTTGCCAGACTTGCTAAAGAAGATAAAGCATTAACTATACACGGTGATGGTCACTTTAAGAGAGATTATATACACGTGAATGATGTAGTTTCTGGGATTATCACAAGTTTAGAATCAAAAGTAAAGAATGAAATCTTTAATCTTGGTAGTGGTGAAAATATATCTGTAAATGAAGTAGTAGATATTATCAGAGAATTTAAACCAGATGTGAAAACAGTAAACTTGAATCAACCAAGAGGATATGCTATCGATACTTTAGCAGATATATCAAAGGCAAGAAAACTTTTAGGTTGGGCACCCGAAGTAAATCAAAAAGAAGGAATAAGAGCAACATTTAAAGAAATACTAAAAT